ATTTTTTAGCTCTAGTTTTAGGAGCTTTTACTTTAGAAGTTTTTAAGCCTACGCTTCTATCTTCTTTTTTAGCTTTAGGTTTTTCTACATGAATCTCTGCTTTACCATAACCACAAAGTTCATGCCCTATGTTTTCAGGTAGTTCAACAACATCACCTGCATGTACCTTTTTACCATTTGCGACTGTATCGCTTTTAATTAAGTATTTTTTCATATTTAAGTTGGGGGTATTGCTACCCCCATTCCATTTAAGCATCAGTTAATTAGTCTGAAGATTTACAGAAAGATACTGCATGTCTTACAGCCACATCAACAGTTTGTAGAGCAACAATTCTTACTCCACCTGAAGTTGATAAAGCATAAGGGTCAACAGTAATGTCTAAACCGCCATACATACCAATTAATAGGTCTGCAAAGTTACCAAAGTAGAAGTCTCCACTTGTTACTTGGTTACTTCTGATTACATTGTAACCATTCATGCTGTTGTCAGGTGACACAACAAATTGAGCAGTACCAGTAGCTTTTTCAGTAGTTTTTAATGTACCAAAGTCAGCAGGTCTACAGATGTATGCTAAAGAACCATTTAATGCGTTGTCATTAGCAACAGCAGATTCCATAGCTACAATCTCAGCCCATGTTGGGTTAGCAGCAGCAAAAGTAGTAGTGTTAATGCCTGAAGTATTAGCAATACCTGTAGGCTGACCACTTGAACCTGAACCAGCTAAAGCACCTAAATCAATAGCAGTAGCTATAGATTTTGTTAGGTCATCTCTGATTAAGTTTTCAACATCTAATGAAGACTGTTGTAATAATAGTCTTGTAGCATCTGTGAAAGCACCAATTACTTTAGGTGACATTGTTACTGAACCTGAAGTAAATTCTGATTCACCAGCAGCAGCACCCTCTGTTGCAATCCATCCAGCAGAAGCAGCAGCAGTTTTCTTAGGAATTACTACATTCCCTTGAAGGCCTCTAAGCATAGTAGCGCCAGCTTGCATTACTGAAGACTCATTTCTAAGAACATCAATAAAATCGCCACCTCTGTAATCTTCAGCTATTAAAGTTGAATCATCAGATGAGTTGATATCTCTTTTTCCCCAATTTCTTAGGACTTCTGAAGGTAACATGATACCTTGAGCATCTTTACCATATTGTCTAGCAGCTTCAGCAGAACATTCAAATTCAAATGCTGCATCTTCCTGTGCTTTTCTATCAGATGGGTTAGCCATAGCTCTAATCGCTTTAACTAGGCTAAATTCTCTTACTTCTTCTTTAGTCATGCCGATTTCTGAAGGAGTTTCTAGTGGAGTGTTGTTAGAAATATTTTCTAGCAATACACCTCTAAATTCTTCAACAGAGATACCATCACTAATTGCTTTGTCAGCTAAATCTCTTTTATTGTGTCTAGCTGCTAAATCTATGATCTCTTTTGAGTTTCTTTTAAATTCAGCTTTAGCTTCATCAATAGTCTGAGTTCTAACTTCATCAAGATTAATATCTTGTTTTTTATCGTTATCCATTATTCTCACCTTTGTGTTATTTATTTGTTTTTCTTTAGAACGACCCACTCCAACAAGTCGACTTTGGTCAGCAGGGACTGATACAGAAGAAACTTCCATAGGAGTCCATTGAGCTTTATAGTAAGTCTCATCATTGTCTTGATATCGTTCCAGTTTATCAATTCTGTAGCCAACTGAAATGTTCATTCGTATACCATCAGCCACATCTTCAAATACTTCACGAGCTAAAGCAGATTTACCAAATCTAACTACTGCAGTTGTCCTTTTTGCAGTCTCATCTAATTTGAATTCTTCAATCACACCAATTTGCTTAGTCATATCATGATCAAGCAATAATGGTGCTCTGCCTGAGTTAATAAACTCCATGTTTATATCCCCAGCAGAATGTCCTAGCACTTCCATGCCAAAACTTCGTTCTACAGGTTCTTCAGAAGAAACTCCTATGCGAACTACTCTACTTTCCTCATCAAGATAAGAATGTTTAGATAAATCAATAGTCCTAAATTTCATAGGCATATCAATTACTTTTCTTTCCTCATCTGATTCAGTCATAGATACTTCTTCAGTTGTTTCTACTTCTTCACCTTCATGTTCTACATCCTCATGCTTCTGAAATTCAACAACAACAGTGTTGTCAGTCTCAGTAACATTAAGGATATGTCTATCTTCTTTTTTCATAGATTTCTCCTCTTTATTTGTTAATAAAGGATGTTTTTCTGATTCATTAATTGAATCAAAACTTGTTTGTCTATCTTCTTCTTTTTTCATTTGTTCTACTAATCTTTTTGACCAGCTATATCCAGCATCACCACCCCATAATGCCCAAGCTATTCTGCCATTAGAAGGATAACCCTCTTCACCAGCACTAAAGCCTTCTGCCTGTTTATCTACTTCATGTCTGCTAAAAAAACTATACATTCTTTTTACAGTATCATCAGATAGATTTTCACCAGCTACTATTTGTCTTGCTCTTACAGCTCCGACTCTAGTACCACCACGACCAAATTCTTCACGCCAGTCTAAACCTTTTTGTGCTTCAGATTTCATTCCATCATTAGGTCTAGGCATCTTCTTCCTCTTCTCCACCTTGTATCTTAGCTTCTACAGGTAATTTCTGACCAAATGGTTGATAGGCTATCTCAATATCATATTGTTTAGCTAGTTCTATTTCTTTTTGATGCTGTTCAAACAATTCTTCTACGTCTCTTCCATAAGAAGCAGATATATCTGAATAACTTAAAGTACCATTTTGTAATCCTATAACATTAGCTTGCATTTCTTTTAGTGGGTCAATCCAAGCAAAACTTCTAGGTATAAAATTAATTGACCTAGCAAATTTCTCATATTTGCCCATAGGCAAGTTGATATAACCTGTTGATATAGACATTTCTAACCATGATTGGAATACAGGGTTGATAAAATGCTCAACTACAAATTGCTGATATATCTGATACATACTTCTATCTTCTAAAGCACCTTGTCTTATTGAAGAATAATTTACTGATGTCAAATCATTAGATAATGAATGATAAGAAATGTTTAAACCTGAAGCTATACTTCTTAATACGCTAATTGTAAATGATTCAAATGCTGAATTAGGATGGTTAGGGTCAAATGCCTTGAAGTCCATTCCAGCAGGTAATTGTTCAAATACACCAGCTTGTGCGTTCATTGTTGGATTAAATGTATCTTCATATTCACCATCACCAACATAACCATCACCATCAGGTGAGGTAAAGAAACCCATTTTAGATGCACCAACTCTAGCACCAACTATTTCAGCTTCTAAATAACCATTTAACATTTTCACATTAGCCATTGCTGTAGCAACCAAAGAAACACCTCTAGTTTGTTCTGCTCTAGTAGGTAGGTAAGCATGGATAATCTCATCAGCAGGCACTCTAATGTGTTGTGCTTGACTTAGGTAAGTTCTATCATAGGGATGGTCTTTGTATAAATGATAAGCAACTGGTTTGTCATACTTATCTACTTCAACACCCATTTTGATTCTATTGCCAGTAACTTTATAAACATCATTTTTATTTTCATCTAAATGGTCTGCTTCTAAAAACTGTAACTGGAAACCAAAAGGTGAATTGCTATCTTTTATTTTCCTGATTAACACTTCACCATCTCTACACAGGGATTCAACAAATATTTTTTGGCAATCTAAGAATGACAATCTGCCATTAGTAGTGCAATTACCAACTTGACCCCATTCCTTCCAAGCACGTTCAATGAGCAGGTTAGCTCCAATGTCTAAAGAACCATTATCGTTCCTAGCCTTAGAGCTAACTCTTATGCCATGCTTACCGATAACATTAGATACCATCAGGTTAAGGTATCTTGAAATATAGCTATCGTTCCTTGCTAACTCTCTTGCTCTATCTCTGAGTATTCTTATGTTATCTTTTATTTCAGCATCAGCACTTGTTGAGCTTGTTACAAAATCTGCAAACAGTCTGCCAGTGTTAGCTCCTGTATAGCTTCTTCTATATGCTTGTCTTTTTTTCTTCTTAGGCTCGTTTACGCCTAATATCCTGTTATACCATGCCATTATGTGTAGCTCTTAGGTGTTGAGCCAGTAGTATTACCAAAATTAACCTTAATGGTATTGCCTGACCCTCTGTTGTTTTTAATTCTTGCTAATTTGACCTCTTTCTTATAATCAGCATTATATCTATCCCTAAATGTCATTAATTCATCTATAGACATTCTTGATAAAGACCTTCCAGCCAAAGAAAATGAGGACTGATCTATTGTGGCTCTTCCTTCTATTACAGCTTCAATAGCATCTAAGACTTTTTTTGCATGACTTCTTAAATCAGCATTAGTATCAGCTAAATTAGCTAAAAGGGTGGTTTTACCCTCATCTATTTGAATTCTTGCTGAATCTGAGGTTCTAGTTATATAAGCACCCCATATATAGTCACCAATACTATAATTTTCTGTAGTAGTAGTTGGTACTTCTATATAATAAGTGTCATTAGCTTCAGTAGCTGTAATGGTGAATTTGTGACTTCCACCACCACCTGAATCTTCATGGAACTCATAAGTTAGAGCATAAGAATCAGTAGGATAATCAGTTGCTAAGTCGTCTCTTTTCCAAACCCAATAATCTCCAACAACTAATTCGTTGGGTTCTTGAGATGGATAGTTTTCTCTGTCAAATTTATTGCTCAAGCAAAAACCTCATAAATGTTTTAGATATATCTACATCTAACACTAATGTGCATTAGGCTCTTGTCAATATTAAAAAGGGAAAAAATAAAAAAGGCTCAATTAAGAGCCTTTTGTGATTTTGGTGGGATTATTTAGTTTGTTGCTTTTACTGCAATAGCATCTGTTGGCAACTTTTCTAAAATTGTTTCATCTTTTGATAGAAATAAACACATACCTTTAGGTTTCATAATTGAATTTTGATAAAAGTATCCTTCCTCATCATGCATTAAGCTAATGCATGGGTCACCTAAATACTTAACGATATCTATTGTTTTTTTATTTATTGTTTCTGTTTTCATGTTTGACTCCTTTTTGTTTAACATACTACCTATTATATATATAAATATATAAATATCTATAGTTTTAGCAAAATAAGTGCAATTATTTCCAAGAAGTAGCGAAATTACCCCTATTTATGCCTTTTTGAGGTCTATTTTGTGTTTTTTCTCTTGGTTTTGACTCTTGGGTAAGTATTTTGTTCTCAATAGAATCATAGTTAGGATTCAAGATGTATATAGCAGCAAAGTTATATACTAATGTATCTAATGCTTCATTTCTTGGTCTTATCTGCTTCCAAGCTAAAGTTTTTCTACCTCTAACAAACTTAGTGATTCTTTTCTCTGCTGTAAGTTGCTTAAAGTATTCTTCATCAAGATCAGAACAAAAATGCAGAGTAGTTGTATCAGGTTCAGTAGATAATCTAGCAAAGATAGCTTCTTTTGCACTATCAGAACCAACACCATATAGAACAGCTTTGTTTTTACCTACAAATGTAGGTCTATTTGCTATTGGTTTTCCTGCTGTTGATAAACCTTTGATTGCAAATATCCTTCTTGACTGTCTTGGTTTAGTAAACTGATAAACCATATTGGTATGATGTCCACCTGAGTCAATGGTGCAACAAGATATAGGTATCAGTCTTTCAGATTCAGTTTTAAATCTTTTCTTAAGATAAGCATCTAAGTCTGACCATACATTCATAGCATTTGGGTCTCCCCAAAATATCTTGTAATCACAAACCCATGCTTCATAGTTTTTACCCCATCCCACCAATTGCAGCTCCAACCTATCCTTCTGAGTATCAACACCAGCAGTTAGAACTAAAACATCTTCAGGAATAGTAGTGTAGTCATAGTTTAATCTTCTACTTAGTAATGTCTCATGATCAACAGCATCACCTTGTTCTTCCCAAGATTCTCCAAGAGCAGTATTAATCCAAGTCTTTAACATCTCAGGATTTTTTTTAGCTTCAAGAAATGTTTTAGCCATATCTGCCCAAGTAGACCAAACTGAATATAACTCTGATATATGAAATCCTGCTGTATCTGATTTAGGTGCAGAAGCTATCCACTCACCATGTTTCAACATCCATTGTTTTTTTGACTCATCTATAACTGACCCACAATGTTCGCAAGCATAAGTAGCAGTCTCAGGTTTATCTTCTTCCCAAACTACATTCTTCCATTTTAATATTTGTGTTTCTTCACATTCAGGGCAAGGCACATGGTAATAGCGTTTATCTGATTCTTCAAAAGCAGTTTCTATTCTTGATAGTCCTTTTATTGTTGGGGTTGAGCATAGATATATCTTCTTATTCCAAAAGGTAGTTGTTCTTTTAGTTGCAAGTGATATTGGGTCACCCTCTGCTCCTGCTGATGCTTCATATCTATCACACTCATCAGCTAATACAATTCTAATCGGTCTTGATGCAAGTCCTGATGCAGAATTAGAACCAACTATGTTTAGATTGCCACCAGCAAACTTCTTAGATAAAACTGTATTACCACTATCTCTACTTCTTGGGTCTTTAACACAATCTCTGATCTTCTCAGAATCCCTAATCATCATAGCAAGTCTATCTTTAGAAAAGGCTTGAGCCATTTGTAAGGTAGGTTGCATGATTAACATAGGAGCTGGGTCTTGATCTATATAGTAACCAATAACATTTAGCAGTATTTCAGTAGCACCAACTTGAGAAGATTTCATAAATACTATTCTCTGAATATCAGGGTCATTAAAGGTATTCATTATCTCTCTTTGAAAAGGTGCTCTGTCACTTTTCCACTGACCAGCTTCTGCTGATGATTCAGGTGATAGCCTTCTGTAGTTATCTGCCCAGTCGCTAATCTTTAGATTGGGTGGTGGAGTCCAAACCTGATTGGTTTCCTGTATCACCTTTTCTATATTTTTGAGGTATTCCATTTTGTGCTAACTCATTTAGTGCTTCATGCACCTGTTCTTTTAATATCAATTCTGCTTCTGCATATTTATCAACAGTTATAACCTGATGTGCAATTCTTGATGGTAGTCCTAACAACTTAGCTCTAGCGTTAGATACATAATCAATCCAAGTATCTTCTACAAGTTGTGCTGGTATTAGACTGCCTTCTAACTCTTCTACTTCTAGCTCTGCTTTTCTAGCTTGAGCTGCTGTTAGTTTTGTTTTCTCTTCAGCAATATCACCAGTTCCACTGCGTTTGTTGTAGCCACCTAGTTTTCTAAGGTAGGAAATGTAAGCAACTCTGCAAACATCTACGTTAAGTGGACTTCTCCCCATTTTTGAGGGCAGTACACCATCTCTAATCAATTCTGAGACTCTTTTGACTGATAAGTCCAAGTGGTCTGCAATCTCTCGTTGTGTAGCCATACAGTGCGTTAATTACCCTATTGAGTTTTGGCTGTCGCTAGAAAAAAACTGTGGTCGCGAATAACCCACAATGGATGCTGTAGAAGAACCTATCATTTGGCGTTCCTTAGTGCTTTAGTAAACGCTTCAGCAAAGTTCTTATCAAAGTTAGCCTTAGCATAACTCTCAGCTATCTTGTAAAAGGGGAACATAGCTTGATAAGTTACGCTGTTCTTAAAGGCAACCATTAGCTTAGCTGACCTATCCTTCTGCCTTTCCCATACACCATCAATACCCTTGATGTTACCAATGAATTGAGTTTGCTTTTTAATTAGTCCACTCTTCCTGCCTGCAATATTACCAAACTTATTTAACTTAGCATTGGGTATATAAGGCACACCAACCTTAGATGATTCACCTGATCTGACACCACCATGCACTAGGTACTGCATGAACTTGTTTGCCCACTCAGTAAAACCTAATGTACCAGTGAGATTAGTTTTCCTTGCACCTATTCTATAAAATGCTTTAGTGGTTCTAGCCATTGGTCTATCTAGTTTTTTAATCATTTGCTTTTGCATGGCTCTATCTAAACCTTTCATGCGATTGGCTTTGCCAATACCCAATGTCTTGTTGATAGCCATAGCAGTAGCGAATGGTACTTGTTTCTTTTGCACCCCAGTAGTCCACTTAGTTACTTCTTTAATATTATCTTTTACTGATACCCTCATTTCTTCCTCCAGTATGATTGTGTTTCAAACTTAAGTCCAAGCTGTTTAGCTTTTCTTCTGATCGTTGATGGATGCACATCATAAGTCATAGCTATGTCATGTGATGACTTACCTTGTTCTATCTTTTCTTTTAGCTTTTGTTTGTCTATCTTCATAAGTTCTCGTAATGTTCTATTAACTTATTAATATACCAAACAGACTTCTGTAAGTCTTGTATGTTGCTATCTTTATAAGATTCTCTCCAAATGTATTTCAGTGCTGCTCCTTTTAAATATCCCTTGTATTCTTCTTGAGTTAATGCAGCCTTTATTGCATCAATACATTCTATAGACCCCTTGCGATAA